AAGGGCTACACGCTGAACTGATTTGTATCGCAGGCTACGAGTCAACTTGTTGATCTGACAACATAGCGTCTGCCCCTAACCAAACGAACTTACGTTGGTTGATGTCATGAGGTAAACGGGCCGGGGGAAACCCCGGCTTTTTCTTTGGCTACTATTTGGCAAGAGAGGCAGTGCCTCGCAGCAGCGACCGCAAGGTCTGGCAGCAGTGCTGTGAAGCTGAACAACATTCCCGCAAACTCGCTTCAAGACAATGCTTCTCGCAGGTGTCCCCCTTATTCCCGAGCTGTTCCTTGAGTATCAGCAGGAAGAGATCCAGGACAAGAACGCCCTGGTCACTTCCGGCCTGATGGTCACGAACGCTGCCATCCAGTCTGAGTTCCAGAAGGGCGGCAAGACGATCGACCTTCCTTTCTTCGGCGATCTGTCCGGTGATTCCGAGATCGATTCCGACACCGAGGCCTCCACCCCTACCGACATCGCAGGCGACCTGCAAGTCGGTGTGCGCAACATGCGCCGCAAGAGCTGGAAGTCCAGTGACCTTGCAGCCGATCTGTCCGGTTCCGACCCGATGCAGGCCATCGCCCGCAGCACCGGTCGCTACTGGATCCGCGACATGCAGAAGACCTGTGTGTCGATCCTGCAGGGCATCTTCGCTACCGGCGGCCCCCTGGCTACCAGCCACGCTGTCGGCGGCACTTCCTCGCAGCTGTCCCAGTCCCTGATGGTGGACGGTATCGCCAAGCTTGGTGATGCTGGTGACGAGCTGACCGGCATCATGATGCGTTCGCCGGTCTACTACGCCCTGATGAAGATGGACCTCATCGTCCCGTCTTCCTCCACCTCTCAGCTTGACACCCGCCTGTCGGCTGAATCGCTGGAGAAGGGCACCTACCTGGGCCGCCCGGTGTTTGTTGATGACAAGCTGCCGGTTGCTGTTGGCGCCGGCACTGGTAGCACTGACGTTCACGACACCTACTTCTTCGGCCCTGGCGCTTTCGCTTATGCGACTGCTCCCGCCAAGACCCCGGTGGAAACCGATCGTGATCGCTTCCTGGGCATCGACTATCTGATCAACCGTACGCACTACCTTGTGCACCCGAACGGCATCAGCTGGAAAGGTACTTCGGCGAAAGCTGCTCCCAGCAACACCGAGCTGGCTACCGCTGCCAACTGGACGAAGGTGTTTGATGACGACCGCAACATCCGTATCACCCGGATGCGTTGCTTCGTCTGATCACTGAGTTGATCTGCAAATGCCCCGGTTCGCCGGGGCTTCCTTTTATCCACAAGAACCATGAGTGCTGGAACTTTCCGTATGCGGCGTGAGGCCGCCATTGCCGCCAAGGAAGCCAAGGCCCAGGAGGCTGCCGAGGAAGCTGCCGTAGAGGCCCCGGAGCCGGCCGAGAAGCCCGCCCCTACCGTGACGAAGGCGAAGCCCAAGCCTGTCGCCACGACCACCGCTCCCGCCGCCTGAGGATGACCTGTGGCCTTTGTCTCGACACTGGGGGCGCCTGACGCCAATTCCTACCTGTCGGTGGCCGAGGCCACGGCTCTTCTTGGTGAAATCCCTGCAAGCTATGGCATCCAGCAATGGCTTGCACTGACTGATCCGCAAAAGCAGCAGACGTTAGTTGCTGCAACAATGGCGATCAACCCTTTGCAATGGAAGGGCAAGCCTGCTGGACCCGATCAGAGCCTTGCATGGCCCAGGTTGATGATCGCCGACTACTACTACTCTGAAATTGACGAGTTGCCGCTTGACTTCAAGATGGGCGTTGCCTACATGGCAGCGTTTCTTGGTATCAGCGGTGGCTACACGGGAATTCGTGATGCCGATGGTGGCGTCAAAAGACAGAAGAACAGCGAGTACGAAGAGGTTGAGCTTGGCGACGGTGATCTGAGGGTCAAGTTTGACAAGAGTGGGATGGCGCAAACCGGAGCGCTGTTCATCCCACCGTATTCGATGGACATCTTCCAGAAGTACATGATTCGTGGTGACTTTGTGCAGCCAAGAGTGCGTCGTGAATCAACGGCTCGCGTTGGCTACAGGGGCTTTGTCACTCGTCAAAAGCCAAGCGGTGTTCGGATGATCAATGGCCAGCTGTGGCCGTATGGTGGTTCTTGGAATAACCGCTTCTGATTATGTCACTTGTTGATGACGTTTTTGGTTCGATCCCCGGTCCGCTGATTGATCAGTGGGGGATTGATGGCGTGTATGTAAAAAAGGTGGAGAATGCCGCGTATGATCCGACAATGGGCACGTTTGCTACGCCGGAGACGGCTGCAACGGAAGTGGCAATCAAGATGATTCCGCTTCGCATCAAACCTGAAGAGGTGAAAGGTGAGATCCAAGTCACGGATCTGAAGATTCTGATTTCTGGTGATGCTCTTGGTGACTACTATCCCAAGACAGCCGATTGGATCAAGTATGATCAGGCTGGTATCCAGCGCACTGCAAAGATCATCCAGCCGCTGACCCATCGCGGTTCAGCCCCTGTTCTTCATTCTGTCATCGCGAGGCTCGCTTAATATGGCACCACGCAGACGCCCCACAAGACGAGCAAGCTCCAGCTCTGGTAGAGGCTTCGGGCGCAAGAATCCTACTGCCAGGGGAGCTGCAGCACTCAAGAAAGCTGGCTACAAGAGCTGGCTTCAAGTCCCCGAGAATATTCGCAAAGATCTCAATCTTAAGACGAGGAGGGCTGCTGCCGCGGTCATGAATGGACTTGCGGAAAGGGGGCCTAGATATACAGGCAAATTTATCAATGAGTGGCAAGCGATTTCACTGACCGGAACCGGAACGACCGAGGGGGCAAGCTATCCTTATCAAACTGCCGACATTCCGCAGCTAAAAATTACGGCCAGCTCACTTAACAAGGTCAGAGTGTTTTCCATTTTTAACACATCTGAGTATGCGGCGGAGGCAATGGATCTTGTTCCCGGCAGGTGGCGCAAACCGCCGGAAGACCCGCTTGGCGGTATTGAGTTCGGGGTGCTTTACGGAAGGCGCGGCGACAGCCCCTCTTTCCGCTGGGATGTCACGCCAGGAGAAAAGGGATCTGGTATTTCAACTGCAGAACAGGATTGGTACGAAAATTACGTTAGGGGCGGCGGCCTGTCCGCTGATGTCAAAAAATCATTTGAATTCCAGCAGGGGCGCTAACAATACATGAACTACCAAGCAATCTGCGCAGCCCTTGAGTCCCCATTGAACAATGCGTTCATTGCGCTGACTCCACCTGTCAAGGTTTTCTTTGACAACCTGATTGTCATGCCGCCCGATCCGCCGGGTGAATACGTGATGGTCAATATCACTTTCGGCCTCACAAGTGAATCGACTCTGGCCAATTCGCTTGACCGCGCTCGCGGCGCGATCATTGTCAGGATCTTCACGGAAAAGGGCAGAGGCGGCAGAAGGGCCAGACAGCTTGCAGGAGTTGCGTCACAAGTTCTCACTGATCTCGGCGCAACTCAAAGGCCCGCCAGCGGAACATTTGTGCGCGTAAAAGACGTTTCTGGCCCCAGCTTTTACATGGATGAAGCGCAGCCGCATTTCATGGCTAGGCTCGCGGCTTCTTGGGACGCAACAGCCTGTGGCTAGGATTGGTGTATCGGGCAGTGCCCGCACTGCTGTTCATTTCTTCAAGGTCCATGTCCTGTGAATCCACGGTACTGACCGGCTCGTCGGGCGCTTTCTGGTATAAGCCGGCGAATACGGAAGTCTGCCTCGCTGCCTCTGCCTTTCCTTCGACTGGAGCCAACATCACCGTTGGTGATTTCCTGGGCTTCAGGGTTGATGATCCCGTTGTTTTGGCGTATCCAGTTGGCGCGACTGTCACTGGTGCCATCCCCGCCGGCAACTACTTCGTAAAGACTTATGATGCCACCACCGGCATCATGACTATTGCGAGCACCGTTGGTGGTACCGCTGTTGCAGCTACCGCTGCACCGACCAACTTTGGTAGCTCCCTGGCCACGATTTCCTACAAGGCCTTCGCCCCTGTCGCCCAGGTGCGGGACTGGACTCTGGAGATCACCAGGGCCGAGATCGACGTGACCACGATTGGCGTTCAAAACAGCCAGTTCGCCCCGTTCCGCAAGTATCAGACCTCGTTTGCTGATGCGACCGGCACGACCACCGTGTATTTCACGGACGCCGATGCCGCCATGTCGAACCGGCTCATCAGTGACGTGCTCCAACGCCGTCAAACTGGTGCTGCAGTGAAACTCTACATTGATGCCGTCTACTCGGGTGGCACCATTTCGGAGACGCTGAGCCGTTCGATTTCCTGTGACGTTGTGCTGACTTCCTCTGGCTTCGGCGTGAATCCGGATAACGCTCAGAGCGTGACGATCAACTTCCGTCCGTCTGGCAACGTTGAGTTTGACCTGACCCGCACCTGATGCCGTTCATCTGGTTCTTGGCTTGCCCCCGCTTGTTCGGGGGCTTTTTATTTGCTATGGTGTTTAGGCCTCCGTCCTTTAACATGGCCTCCCCCTCCATGGGCTTCGGTTCAGCTCTTGAGAAGCTGAAGCAAGCCGCCAATCTTGAGCCTGCCCGCAAGGTCGTTCCACTGAGCGATGGCTTCACTGAGCTTGAGATGTATATCACTCCGCTCGTTGCAGCCGAGCGTGATCGGGCTCGTCGCAATGCCCGCGCTGCATCCAAGACCAAGGATGATGACAGTGATTGGCTGATTCATCTGTTGATTGCCAAGGCTCGCAATGCTGACGGCAGCG